AGTTCAAGAAAAACATTCCCAATTAAATTACTCATGACGCACATGGCCGGAAGGCTAGGTGCTAAGAGTATGCAGACTTATGCTTGCAATGCCGCATATAGAGATATCACTCCTACCTTTTTGGTCGCAGTTGGCAACGAGATATGTGATGAGATTGCCAGCAGTGATTATTGCAATAAAAACATTGTGTATGCCAATAGCGACAAGATTCTAAAATACCCAAACACTTTTTATCTAGTTCCGCAAGACTATGTAAGCAATGCAGGTAGTGTTGCTACATATCTAGCTTGCTTTGATGGCCATGAGAAAATTTACTTGGTAGGATTTGATAACGGTGCCGGCGAACACTATAATAATAACATGTATGCTGATACCAATGGCTATGCTGGTGTACGTCAAAACTACAGCGACAATTACTGGATCATGGCAATGGAACACATAATGACAACCTACAATGAAGTAGAGTTTGTACGTGTGACATCTACTCCCAGTTATTCGTGCCCGGCAACTTGGTTGCGACTATCAAACTTTAGGCAGATTAGTTTTAACCAATATATCATTGAAGCTGACCTCGGAGTCACTTGACAATTTTTTCAATTGTTTTTATTTTATTGATAATCACATCAAATTTGAATGTGCGCCAAACACCAGGGTGTAGCGGCTTTGGATATTTTTCCAATGGTACCCAACAGTAACCATCGTGCTCGTTGTTGAGTTCTGGAATAAATTCGTCATCTACTACGATTAAAAAAGTGTGATAACAGAACTGACCGTTGTCGCTAGTAAACTTTTCAATTGGGCGAATTTTTGCATCTTTGATTTCGCCACCAAGTTCTTCAAGTATTTCTCGGCGCAGGCCTTGCACTATAGTTTCGCCTGTTTCAACTTTACCACCAACAAGACCCCAACTGTTTCGATGCTTACTGCTAGTTCTCAGCAGGAATAGATACCTATGCGTATTCTTGGCATAGATCAATGCTCCACTGCTTTCTACAACACTAGTCTCCATGATGATTCTCGGTACAGTCCTTCATAGCTTTTTACCCAATTTTCTCCATCCCAACGATATTGTACATTGGTAGTGGTGTTAGTTACATACTGAGCAGTGGTTGCATCTTTACTGTTGAAAGAAACCAACCAACGCGAACCATCATATTGTACTACATCATTGGCATGCGCCACAACCGGAATATTGTTCGGCGCCCAGGCTTTTGCAAATTCCGTGCTGGAGTCGGACCCAATGTCATTTAGTATCAAAAATCTTGTTCCAGCAGTTACTTTATATGTACCATCGTTGTTAAACAACAGATCAATAATGTTACTCTTAAATGGATCAATGATTGCATTGATTGAATTTAATGTGTTGGTGGGAATAGTATCGTCAATTATATTAAACAATAGCTGTGCGTCATCAGTTGGGTCGTACGCCACGGTACCAATCACTTCGGTACCAGCTTCTGTTTCTAAACGAATTTGGCTAACTCCGTTGGTGATTGTGCCATATTGATTTAAGATATTACGCCAAACAACTTTGTCGGTTCCGTAGATCTCTGTAGTAACATCAAATTCGCCAGATAATAATCCTTGCTGTTGTTTTACTAGTTTGAGTTTGTTGCCAACCAATACTACCCCGTAGCCAAGCAAAGTCATAACACGACGAACTAAAACTTTATCTGGGTCAAATACGTCTTTGTCAATGTTACCTGCATTGTCGTACACACTGGCAATAATACGCTGTATTACATTCATGTGTGTGACTTTAGCAGGAGGAGCAATCCAAATGGGCATTTCAAAAGTCATTGTAGCAACGTCAATTGGATCATCTGTACCAACAGGGACGCTACGACTACTCCAAGTCATATCGCTTAACATAACATAGCTCAAGCTGGTCCAATCAATGTAGTTGTCGGTGCTTTGTATTTCTAAACTGGGATTAAACAGCGTGGCAATTTGTTCAATAAGTTGCAGTTTTTGATCAGTGTTGCTGGTCCAAATATCCAGTTTCAATGTCATCAGGTATGGCACTGGCATTGGACGTTCAACAGTATACGTATCACCTTGCTCGTGAGTTTGCATACCAGTGGTAGGATCGTAACGTCTTTCGCGTATGTTCATGGTTCCGATAAAAGTTGGATCTTGCATACGCTGACGATCGTACTGTAGGTTAGCAATATAAAACGCCATTGCAGGTACTGCGCTAAGTGAATTTTCACTGTTGTTACGAAGTATTGCAGATGCCTGGCGACTACCATCGCCGTAGAACACAGGCACGGTTTGTAACGCCAGTTTACCTGTAGCGGCATCAGTGGTTGAAAACTGCACTTGAAAGTTACTGACCAAACGTGTGAACTGTAAAAGAAAACGTCTGATTTGATTATCGTAGAAAAATTGCACAGCCATTAGTTGTCTGCCTTGGGAGTAAGAGCCTTGCTAAGGCTTTGTCTTTGTGGGTGTGTGTTGCCTTGCAAGTCAGTGTAGGTGTTGGTGTTGTTAACATAAACACTTCTTGCTGTTTTGTTATCAACGGCGCCTGGTGTAAGATTGGTACGAACTGCATCTTCAATCTTGACCCAGCGTTTGCCATCATATCGGAACAGCCTGTTGGGAACAAAATCTAAACGCAGAAAATAATCGCCTTTAAGCGGAGAGCCAGGGAATGCTACACCCATGCTTACGTCTAGTCCGTTTGGTGCTAGACCATCACCTGCTAGATAGCCTTGGATCTTGCCCGCAGGCGATGTTATACCACTGTCTGCGGTCAACGAATCTGTAGCAACATTTACGTTTGGATCAGCAACATTAACACCATCGGGGTCTCCAAGTTCTTTGCCTTCGGCTGGAACAGTATAGTATCTGCTAGTATCGTACCCACTCTTAGGCAATTCTATTTCGGCTTGTTCAATGATAGCTTCATTGATACTCATGTACTTGCTATAAGTGCTAAGTACCGACCCAATGCTTGGATTGGTGTTTGCATTTATGTTGCCAGCAAATGGATCTGAGCTGGCTGAAAGTTTATCCAGGATGTCTTTGTATTCTTGCGAGTCTACTAGCGGTTGTAGTTTGCAACGCCACAGATGTGGATACCAAGTTGGACTAAATCCTTCTGCGGCTTTAGTGGCTTCGGCAATGACATAGAATCTTTTGAGGGCATAAGGAACTGAAGTATCCAGGCTGTCGTCATCTCTCAAATGCATAAGTTCAATCACATCACCTGCCATGAGTCTACGCCCAATGAGTTCTACCATGTCGTTTATGTGAAACGTCATGAAAGTTGTGCCAGTGGCAAGAAAAATACCAAATTGTTTTAGGTCAAAATCGCTGTCAGTCAGTTGATATATACCGCGCATGCTGTACACATCAGGTTCGTACTTTCTGTCACGGTTTTCTAAAAACAATAAATCTTGGATGTTTAGTTCGCTTTGGTTGGCATAACTTGGGCGAGTTGCATCTGCTTCTGTGCTGTCGTTGGTTGTGCCTAGATATTTGTGGACCAAAACACCTGTTCCGCCAATGGTGAACATTTCGCTTATGCGGCGATCTATAAACTTATAGTCGGCGCCGTGTTTTTCACGCCACATACTAATTCTTGGCATTTTGGATCCTTATTGTGATATTTATCAGGATTGACACTATGTCCAAACGGTGCTATAATACTCCTATGCGTATAAAAACTTCGTTAGATTGGGCGCCTGTTAGCTCGGAAATGCGTAACCAAATGCAAGTAGCACCAACCAATTGCCGCAAAGATCTAGCCCGTATGATAGGCGGCATTGAAAACCTAGTGCATAAGTTGGGCAGTGAAGAAGTTGAGCTGAGACGCAACCGAAAAGATTCAAGCCCACGACAACAAGAGTTAATTACCCGTATAAACGAAAGTATTATAGAGTACGAAAAATGGCTAATGTTAGCCCATTTACAACATGGTTGACCTTTTTTCCGTTTTTATGTATAATTACTAGGTAATCAATAATCCAAGGAGCAAAAATGGCAACAGCCACTAAAAAAGCACCCGTTAAAAAAGCCAACACTGGCAAAACTGTAGCGGGCGTTAAAATTGCCAAGAAAAAAGTCAGTGTGCGCAGAGCCCATTTAGCAGACGAAAAGTACACCGGCGGTGAGCCACAGTGGGACACTGAGCGAGCACTTGCAATGAGTGATGCAGATTTTGACCATCACTTGCGCCGTAGTTTTTATTACTACAACTATCATTTCTCAGTTAAAGATTTGAAGCCGGACTTTATTTCTTGGCTCCAAGAGCAAAAGCATTTTGTTGTTACCAAAAGTGATCTCAGCAAAGTTATCAAAAGCCGTTGGGTTCCAATCACTGCATGCAGTATCATTGCCGCACATGGCAAAGGCATGCCACTCAAGCCTCGTGCATTACAGTATCTTGAAACAGCAACTCGTGATGTAGTTGAAAAATACAGCGAGTACAATGAAGAAGACGACCAGCCGGTTGCAAAAGAAAACACGCCCAAGGCCTACGTGCCAACCATTCAAGACCGTTTGAATGAAAAGCTGTCTGCTACCATTGGCGAACTTGAAGGTCACTTTGACGATGCAGTAACAAACACCAAGAGCACGTTCAAGCCCTATGACTTTCTGGTTGCACAAAATGTTGCACAGGCTCAGCTTGGAAAACTTGAAATTGCATTTGACTCAACTCGTGCAGAGCTAGAATCCGCACAAGCCCGAGCAGATGATCAATTGGTTGAAGGTTACAAACACTTCAAGGCCGCTGACTACAAACGCATCTATGCTTGGTTTGATGAACTGCAAAAAGCAGTTGAACAATACCGTGGTGTTAAAAAAGCCACTAAAAAAGCTCGTGTTAAAAAGAGTCCAACCAAAGAAAAATTGGTTGCCAAACTCAAGTATCTCAAGCAAGATCCAGGTACCAAGTTAATGAGTATCAATCCACAGGATATTGTGGGTGCAAGTGAGCTTTGGGTGTACAATACAAAGACACGTAAATTGGGCAAGTATGTTCCGGGCACATACAAAACTGGATTGAGCGTTAAAGGCACAACAATCCTAGACTTTGACGAAAGCAAAAGTGTGCAAAAAACACTCCGCAAGCCCGAACAGCAACTGGCTGAGTTTATGAAAACAACCAAAGTGCAAATCCGCAAGCATATGGACAGTATTAAAACAACAGAAACCAAACTAAATGGACGTTGTAACGAAGATACCTTGTTGTTGCGCATACTCTAACAAACCCTAGTACAATCCCTGTGTGCTAAATACAGCATACGGGGATTTTTATGGCCACACTCAAGCCAGGATTAAACAATAGGCAAGCAATAGCGGCAGACAGCTTAGGCGGTCCAGGCCCAATTGCCTATGACGAAACAGCAGTTGATTCAAACGCAATGAAGCGTAAGGATATCCAAGACTACATTCGCCTACGTCTAGGCGATGGCATGGTTGATGTTGAACTAGATCCTGCACACTATCATGTGGCAATTGACAATGCACTAAATCGATATCGTCAACGTGCAGGAAGTGCAGAAGAAGAAAGCTACTGCTTTCTTGAGCTACTGCCTGAAACCCAAGAATATATATTGCCACGTGAAATAATGACAATTCGAGCAGTGTATCGAAGAGGTATCGGCAGTGTAACTGGCACCACAGCAAGTCAATTTGAACCATTTGCAAGCGGTTTCCTGAACACCTATATGTTGCAAGCAGGACGAGTTGGTGGTTTAGCCAACTATGAAATGTTTGCTAGTTACCAAAAGCTGGCAATGACCATGTTTGGTGGTTACATGAATTTTACATGGAACCCAGTGAGTAAAAAATTAACTGTAATTAGAAAAATTCCCAATGCTGGACACAGCTACAAACGCATACAAAGTTTAAGTGCTTCGGGTCTAGCCGCCGGCAGTACAATTACATTTACAATGACTGACCCATGGGATGCCGTAGTTCCTGGTGGCTCAGTTAGTATTATTAATTGTCCTACTCCTGGATACAACAATTATTATACAATATTGACCAAGAGTAATGATGGCAGAACATTTACTATGTTGGCTGGTGGTACCCTTGGCGCCACAAGTGTGTCAGGATTTGAATTGGCCAAATGTAACATCTATAGTGCAGGCAATGATGATCCTGCTGAAACAGTATTGTTATGGATGTACAATAGAAAACCAGACAGCATGCTATTCAATGACGAAAGAATTTATCCGTGGTTGCAGGATTATGCACTGGCCCTGGCCAAAGACATGCTGGGACAAGCTAGAGAAAAATTTGCAACTATTGCTGGGCCTCAAGGCGGCACACAACTCAACGGTGCCGCACTCAAGACAGAAGCCAAAGCTGAACTAGATGCCCTTGAAGAAGAACTCAAACGCTTCATTGATGGATCAAACCCTTATACTTGGATTACGGGATAAAGAAATGAAAATAACTGATATATTAGCAGAAGCCAAAGCTAAAAAAACTAGATTAGATCCATCTTGCTGGACTGGATATCATAAAGCAGGCACCAAGGTCAAAGGTGACACCCGTGTTAATAACTGTGTGCCCAATGAAAGTGTAGCAGAATCAAAAGAACGTTGTCCACAATGTGGTATGCCCGACTGCACTTGTGCTCCAGGCAAATGCAAATGCAAACCCATTGCTGGTTGGGTGCCAGGAAAAGGATTCAAAAAGGCCATAGACGAAGCGGCCAATGCCGCACAGCAAGCCGCTATTGCTGTGAACATGAAGAAGGCAGGCAAGAAGCCAAAGAAAGTTGATGAAAGTTTCAACGGCGAATATGATGATGAAGCAGGCATGGCAGACAACAACATTGAAACAATGAAACGTGCTGTGGATGGACTAGATAATTTAATACATGCAGGCGATAACTTGCCTGAGTGGTGCCAAGAAAAGATTGCAGTGGCAAAATCAATGTTGGTTACTGTGTGGGATTACATGGCATCTGAAGAAGGCAATGAAGATCCAGAGATTGCAGAAATGTATGAAGCAATGGAATCATTTGCTGAAGAAGTTGCAAACACTACACAAACTAGTGTTGATGCAGTATGGGAAACGTTTGAAGCCATGGATGACCGTGCTTTGTTTGAAACAGCGGCCTGGCGTCGTAGTGCTGGCAAAAGTAAAAAAGGTGGGCTCAACGCAAAAGGTGTTGCTAGTTATCGTAGAGAAAATCCGGGTAGCAAACTGCAAATGGCAGTGACTACCAAGCCTAGCAAATTAAAATCAGGCTCTAAAGCAAGCAAGCGCCGCAAAAGTTTCTGCGCCAGAATGGGCGGAGTAAAAGGGCCTATGAAGAAACCCAACGGTGAGCCTTCCCGCAAAGCTCTAGCATTAAGAAAATGGAATTGCTAAATGAAAATTAACGAAATCATCACTGAAGTAAAAGCTGGCAAGGTACCCGATGGTTATAAAGAAGCCAGCACTGGACTACACACATTTGGTGACAGTGAAAAAATGAATGCCGATTATGCACACTACCGATTGGGTTTGGCCCTTGCTTGTGCTGACGGTAAAGGCAAAATTGACATGGATCCAAAAACATTCTACGGCAAGAAACACACAGCACATCCGTACACTCAAGAAGAGTCGGACATGTTGAAACAAAGCTATAAGATGGTTGGGGCGAGCCACAGTGATTTGAACAAAGGTAATATGCGAAGCATGGAGCCCAAAGACACAAACAAAGTCAGTCCACACCCTGCCAAGAAAAAGAACAAATACGGCGTTTGACATTTGCCTTTTAATTGTGTAAAATAGCCTCTATACACTAGGAGCTTTTTTATGATCATAGGCATTTGCGGTTTTATTGGTAGCGGCAAAGACACAGCCGCAGACTACTTAGTAGGCTTTCATGGATTTAGACGTGACAGCTTTGCAGGCACTCTTAAAGATGCAGTGGCGGCAGTATTTGGGTGGGACCGAGAACTGATTGAAGG